CCGATGGTCTCGGCATCCTTCGCCTCTTTGTGCTTACGGAGCCGTTTGATGATTGTCTCTGCGTCCATGCTTAGTCCTCCGGGAAAATGCCTCTGGTTGAACACGCACAGTTAGGTCGTGCTGGTGGGTGGTAGATGTCTCTACTAAACTTTTCACCCTTGATATTTTCACCCGCCTTAATAAACGGCTGTCCATACTTTTGGACACCCCTTTTCCCACCTTCGTAGTACACACGGCTAGCAATCTCTTTGTGAGCGGCGGAGACTCCCGGCGAGTTCACCCACTGGACTAACTCAACGCCGACCTCGCCAAGAGTCTCATATCGCGCCCCTTGCACGGCTGTCTGTGTCTCTGTGCGGGCGATGCGTTCAGCACGGTATCGCGGCAGGCCGTCCATTTCGTCTGCGATCTCGCTGATGCTCAGGCCGTTCTCAAGCCCTCGCTGGATCGCGGGCCGGATCATGGTCTCGGTAGTGTGCGCGATATCCTCGGCAACGCGGATCGTGTGGCGGTCGAGGAAGTCCAACGCCCGCGTGTTCACCACATCGAACATGCCGTCTACGTCCTGCCCGGCGAGTTCGAGCGTGTTGCGTACGCCCATTGCCACGATGTCGGTCATGGCCTCGCGGAGTTCGGCTTGCGCCCGTGCAATCATGGGGGCAAGGTCAGACGCACGCGATGCACCCACGGCCAAGATGATCTCGTCCTGCATCTCACGCACCACACGCTCGAAGGTAGACTCCAGCGGTTTCAGGTGGTCGTCGAAGACCTCACGCATGAGCGGATCGGGTGCAATATCGTCGTCGTCTTTTGTCTCACACCCGCACCGCCTCCACTCGGGCAGCTCGTCTTCGTGCATACCCTTGAAGATCATGGCGGTCGCGTGCTTCACTCGGGCAGGTTCGGCTGATCGAAACATGCTTGGGATATCGAACATCCCACCCCCCGCCTCTTGCGGTGCCGCGTCGAGCGACTCCAGTGTCTGACCGTTCACGCGGGCAACGTCCGCAGCCGGGTCGTCGAGCCGTTCGAGATTCCGCTCCGCACGCGCCTCGTTGATCGTGAGCAGACCAGCCGCCACATCCGCACGGGTACGGTCAGCAAGCACCGCCTCGTCACGCTTGACGGGATCGTCGTATACGAAGCTGTACACCTCGGGGTCGAGTCCGAACAGGGGCAGCAGCAGTTCGTTCTTCTGGGCAGCGTCGGCGATCAGACGCGGGCGAATCTCAGCGCCCATGTACTGCTCGGAGAACCCAACCAACGCGGACGCATAGGTCGAGTCGTTGCTATCGCCCATGCTCTCGGTGTGACCGAACGCGGAGCGGATGCGCTTCTCGTAATGCTCGATCTTGAGCATCGACTGAAGTTCCTTCTCAGGCCATACGAACGGTGTCCACGCGACCTTGCCGCTTGCCACATAGGTCTTGTGACCGTTGATCGCACCGCCGAACTTGCTGTTGATCCGCCGTTCGAGTTCGTCGAGTTGCTTGGGATCGACCACGCCGTCCACCGTCAGCATCGAGTCGGGACGGTTGCCGCGATTCACGAACGCCAGGTCGTGCATGATGTTCTGCACGATCAGGTCGGCTTCGGCCAGCACACCCGCCAGTGGCCCCTCCGCGTCATACGGGTTGAACCGCGACGGCTGAAACTTCATCATCATCACATCGTCAAGTTCGAGGTGCGCAATGTTGGTCTCGGATCGTCCGTAGATGTACCCGCTGTGGCCGTCGTCGTCGTACTGGAGTTCGACAAACTGCGCGGGCATGGGGTAGAGTTCGGTCACACCGTCGCCGCCGCGTGCGATGAGTTCGTAGGACTTGCCGCAAATCTCGCGGAAGTAGAACGAATACCACGATGCATGAATGCCGATCATGCCGGGCGTAGGCCGTGCGAGCAGGTTGAGGATCGGGTGGCTCATCACCTCCTCCACCTCGCCGCCCGCCTCCATGAAGGACGCGATGTTCTTGCCCATCGTGCCCGACGCGAGTGCCTTGTGTGTGGCGGTGCCGATCGCCTTGCCCGCGTAGGTGCGACGGTCGATACCGGCCACCTCGGTACGCCTCATCAACCGCAGGGGTATCGAGGAACACACACGCGCGTTTTTGCTCGCACAGTCATGCACCACGCCTAGAGCGCGCCGTATGGCCTCCTGTGCGGCCACATCCTGCGGGCGGTAGTTGTGGCGGTTCTTCTCCGCGTCCCGCACGGTCGCGTTATCCCACACCGTCGCGGCTTGGGAACTGTTCAGTTTCTTGGTCTTAAACGGCCAGTTCATCACCACCCCCACTCGGAATCAGCGCGACGCTCTGCGAAGGTCGGCACCGTTGCTTGTTTCTGTTCTTGCTCTGCCTCACCACCGGCGAGGTAGAAGGTTGGCCCTTGGTCGAAGTGTGTGATGTAGTAGCGTAATGCATCACAGTTCGATACAAGAAAGCCGCCCGCAAAGTATGCGTGCGACCTTGACACTGTTAGGTTGTAAACAGGTACGCTACCTGCTCCGCGAACGGCTTGCACAGCCGCGAGAGCAATACTTGCGTTTCTGATACTTGCTTGATTCAAACACTGCCGAACAGTGCTTGCATTCTTTGCTGATCGAGTCCACACCAGACCGTCTTCGGGCCGCTGACCTGCACGCATTGCTGCAATACTTTGGCCTCTGGATGCACTGCCGCGTGAACGACTCGCCACACGCCCCACACTTCTCCGCCCACACACGCTTGCTGTACACAACCTTTGCGTGTTCAGAGTGCCACTTTCGGCCCACCTCAGTGCTGTGCCACTCTTTCGCGGCTTCGATCGCGGCGGCAATGCTTTCTGGGTGGTGCTCTTTAATATGCTCGGAAGGCTCAAGGGCAACAAGGTTGTCGGGCTCGTTGTTCTCCTTGTCCCCGTCAATATGGTGGACATGCCACCCTTCGGGGATTGGCCCGTTGTTGTCCTCGTACACGCGGCGGTGTAGCCGTTCGTAGTCGTTTTGCGAGGAAGACCCTTTCCGGTAATATCCGGCGTGGTCGGTCGTGTACTTATATCCGTTGTAGTAGACAGATGGCATAGTTTATTATACGCAGATACCCCGCCCGCGTGAACCATTCCGCGACCTTCTACGAACACAGGATGGTTCGGTGTGAGCGTGATTGATAAGCCGCCCTCTATATCGATCGTAATCAAATCTTCCATTGGGCTGCTCATGCCGGCGAACTCGACAACATCAATACCGTTCGGGGTGATGACTTCATCACCTTGCCGTATGTCTTCGATCGGCCTGTCGCCGCTGGGCGTGGCGATCATTGTGCCGGCGGGGAAGCAGGCGTGGTTGTTTTCGTCCTTCGGCTTGTCTTTGTAGCCGCTCAGGTTCTTCGCCCACTCGTAGGTTTCAAACTCGGCAATCAGGTTCGTGCAGGAAGGGTCTACCGTCAGCCGTGGGCGACCATCGCCGGGATCGGCCAACCGTGCCTGTACTTTGCTCACGCCCGCCGTGATGGAGTCAGGCCCCTTGCGTGCGGGTATCGCCTGAATACCCTTCTGCTGCATCGCCTCGATGAGTGCGGGTTCTGCCGAGTCCACGACCACGATGTCGGACGGGTCGCGCCGCATCCCGAGCAACGCCGTGATGCCCTGATCGTGCGTCTTGCCCCGCTCGTACCACTCACGCGAGACATGCATACGCCCATCCCCATCGGTGAGGATTTCGAGCATGGCGAACGGGTCGGTATATCCGGGGTCAACCGCATAGCCAACCGATCGCGGCTCGAAGTCCAGCGTCATCACATGCACGCGACGATCCCACTGGTCATACACCAGACCGTCCGAGCCGACCCACTTGCCCAGCACATAGCGTTCATACGCCACGCCCGTCATCTTGCGGAGTGACTCGATGTAGTCGGGGGCCTTCTCCATGAGGAAGTGGTTGTCGAAGGTGCTGGACTCAATGACGCGGTGCGTGTCGTCGAGCATCGACCCGCCAGGAGCGAGGCCCCACCGCAGCGCCGCCCAGTGCGAGGGCGGGCCGGGGTTGCACGCGCCGTAGAGTTGGCGAGTGAGGCCGGGCACGGTCATTCGCACGCGACCGTTGAGCATGATGTAGTCGTCTAGCGTGAGGTCAACCAGCTCGTCTATCGCGCACCCGGTGCCGTTCACTGAGCCGAGTTTGCTGGGGTCGTCGAGGCCGAAGTACATAATCTGCCCGCCGCCGTTGATGCGGATGATGCCCTCGCTCTTGTTGTGCGTGTAGGTGCCGGGCTCAAGCACGGGCGGGAGATCGCCGTCGGGTTCGAGCAGGGTTTTCAGCGTGGACTTCTTGAGCGACACCAGCGTCTTGCGGCAAAGGAACTCGACCGCGCCCTTGCGTGACGCACGCACAAACAACTTCCAACACAGCGCCCGCGACTTGGCGGCAGCGAACGCACCCGAGTAGAGCAGGTGCCGCGTGTGCATGTCCTCCACGAACAAGAGTTGCTTGGGCAGGAGTTGGACCTTGAGTTCGGTCAAGCGGGCACCCCCGCCGCGATGCGCGCCCGTGCGATCTCGACATACTCGGGATCGAGTTCGCAGCCGATGTAGTTGAACCCCTCGCGTACCGCCGCCTTGCCCGTGCTGCCTGACCCGTTGAACGGGTCGAGGATCGTGCCACCGGGCGGTGTGATGAGTCGGCATAGGTACGCCATGAGATCGGTGGGTTTGACGGTGGGGTGGTGGTTCTTGGAGTATGTCACCTTGCCCATGCTGCCGTCGCGTCTGCCGGACATGCCCCCAGCCACCACAGGTTCGGTGTCCAACCCCGCGTCCCGATCCTTCTTACTCGCCTTTGCACAGTAGAAGTACCGGCTCGCGTCACCCATGCCAGCGGTTGCGTCGTCGCTGCCGTCGTGGATGAGGTTGGCGGGGAAGCGGCCTTGCTGCTGTCTTCCTGTGTACGGATTGCCAGCACCATCCCCGAACGGCTTTGCACCGTTGTCCCATGTGTTGATTGTTACAATCTCATCCCCCACCCGGCACCCATCCACATTGATCGCACCCGTCCCCCACTCCAGCACATTCGCCGCGACCGTACCCTTGAACGGCTTGCGGGCGAGGATGATGGGCTCGACGGCGGGCTTGAGTGCGGTGCCCCAGCCGTCCCATTGCTGGGCGGCAGGGGTTGCTGGGGCGGTGATGGGTTGCACGGTTATTGGTGCAGCCATACTTCTCGTTTGGTTGCCAACGCAGTTTGGTCTGTTGTTTGGATTATCCCCAACAACCTCCCGCTCCGCACCCGCCGCCTTATCAATCGCCTTGCTGACATCGTGCGACTTCGGGAACCCGCTGCCATAGACCCAATGAATCCGGTCGCGGATCTCCCAGCCCGCATCCTCGATCGCAACCGCCAGCCGGTGAACCATCCGAGTGCCGCCGAACGCGAGCAAGTGAGCGCCGGGCTTAGCGACACGCAACGCCTCCACCCAGAACTCAACGCCAGGCACACCCTTGTCCCAACCCTTACCCATGAACGACAGGCCGTAGGGTGGGTCGGTGACGATCGAATCGACGGAGCATTCGTCCATGCCCGCCATGACCTCGCGGCA